CCGTTGGGCACGGGTCCGTATGTTTACACCTACAACGGTGCCCTCACGGCGGTCACGTCAAACCCGCGCATTCAGACATTGTATTTCGGCGACAGCACGGACGGCGTTTATAAACTCACCGGTGCGACCGCGACGAAACTGCACTACAGCATCAAGAACGCGGACCGTCTCATGTTCGATGTGGACGGCATCGGCAAACAGATTGCGAGCGGTGCGTCGTTTGCGCCATTGTCCGACCGGACGGTCACGCCGATTATGGCGGGTGACATGACGGTCTATATAGATGCGTGGGGCGGCACGATTGGCACGACGGCAGTCCCGGCGACGGTGTATTCGCTGGACTTGACCATCACGGCGAAGCGCGACCTGCGCTACTATCTTGGTGCCTACACACCGGGACGCGTGCGCGAATTTGACGTGTTCGATTTCGATTTGAAACTCACGTTAGAGTTTCTGTCTGGCGTGACGGATGCGTATCTCAATTCGATTCTGGCATTGTCGAGCGGGAGTGTGTTCCAGAAACAGGTGCGGCTCAAGGCGACGAGCGGCACGAACATTTTCCAGATTGACCTCGCGGGCACGAACGAAAAAGCGCCGGATATGTGGACGTATGACAACAACGTGCAGACGGTGGAACTGACGTTGAAAGGTACATACAACGCGACGCTGGCGAACTGGCTCAAGGCGAGCGTGACGAACAGCATCTCGACGCTCGCGTGAGGCGCATTATGGCGACGGTGACGACAGGATTTGTCGCGTTGGACGAACTGATTGCGCGGTTAGAGAACACGCAATCTGTCATGAATGACCTTGAAGCAGGAATGCAGCAAGCGGCAACATTGGTGCGCGACGCGGAGGCGGAATATCCCGAACCGGGCGATTACCACTTGATGGGCAACAATCCGCCGCCGTTCTATTCTGAGAGACAGCGCCGCTACTTTTTCTACGCGCTGCGCGCGGGAATGATTCAGGTGCCGTATCCGCGCACAGGCGCCTACGGCGAAATGTGGGTTACGTCGGTCGAGCGCATGGCGAATGGCATCAAGGGCATTATCTCCAACACCTCGCCGATTGCGATGCTCCTGCAAGGCGGCCCGGGCAGGCAGGCGCGAATGTTCGAGGGAACGTGGCGCGCGGCGGCGGATATTTTTCATTCGATGAGCGGTGAAGTGAAAAACGTTTTACGCGAGAGCGCGGTCAACGCGATACGAAAATGGATTCTGGGAGCATAGAAGGGAGGAATATGTCCGCAAACAATTTTGATTTAATTTCCGATTTACTCGCGCCCGAAACGCGGACGCTGGATTTGGGCGGATACACCAAGTCGAAGGCGGGGCAACTGCTCACGGTGAACGTGAGCGCGTCTGGTGTGGAAGAAGCGCTCACGCGTAAGGTTATTGGACAGACGTTCGATGAAAAGGGCAACATTGCCAGCGTGACGTACGCGGAAGAATCCATATCCGAACGATGGGAACGGATTCGGAAGGTCGTTGCGATTTTGTTTGATTTGCCGCTCGACAAAGTACGGCAGTTCAACGACGACCTTTTACAGTGGCTGTTTGCGGAAGGCATGGCGGTCTATCGCGCGTATTACGCGGAGCGGCATGATTTTTTAGCCAACGACTCGACGCCTACTACCACGACCTAGAACGCGAGGCGGTGCGCGAGGGACGGGCGCGTCCGCCAAAACCTCCCGACGATGCGATTGTGCAGTGGGCACTCAAGACACGCATCCTCAACGATTTTCTAAATACGCACTACACCGTCGAGCAGGTCAAGCAAATGCCGCGCAATGAACGCGAGACTTATTTGATGATGGCGAATGCGCGGAACAAGGCGCTGGTCGAACGCATGGAAAACGAAAAACGAAAAGCGTCAGGATAATCGTGGACGACGGAACACACAGAGATAGGTGTGGGTGAAACGTCCGGCGGCTGCCATCGCGGCAATGTCGGCATTGCCTCCCGTAAAAACGGGTTGTAAGGAGACGAGTTCCCACCCATCCGCTGCGACGGCATTGAGTTTCGGAGAGAGCGCGGTAGGAGAATAACGTTCAAACGTTTGATTGGGAAAATTGGATTGCAGATATTCGGTCGCTTGTTTAATGTCTGCCTCGAGCAGCAGCACGAGATATTCTGATATTTGCATGATGACCTCCACAAAGAATTGTACGCGGGATGAGATTGAAACGCAATGGAGGCGGATTGAAACCGAGTCAAAGACCTAAAGGCAGAGCTCGGCGTCAGGACGATAGTCAATTGTCTTATCTCTTTTCTTAGAGTTGCAAGATTTGCACAAAGGTTGAATGTTTTCAATTCCGTTTGAGCCGTCCTTTGACAATGGAACAACGTGGTCAACTGTCAGTTCTGATAGCGTTAGTTGCTTCCAACAAGCGGGATTGATGCAATGAAAATCAAAGTGTTCGCAGAGTGCTATCCACTCCTCGACGGTGTAACTGTCATCAGTGCTAGTCCGAATCCGTCGAAGATGATTATAAATTTTTCTCAGAAGTTTGGCTTTGGGTTTTGCATTATACGCTTTTCGATATTTGGACTGCCGTTCTCGCAATAATCCTTGTTCCTTAAGATGTTTCAAGTAAGCATCCTGTTGCGCCTTGATTTCTTCTTTCTTTTCTGGAGTGTAGTTCTGACGAAATTTTCTGTGTTGCTCGCGAACGTGCGACCTATTGTCGGATACCCATTCTTGATGACTGGAATACAAACACGTTTTGCACCAACTAGTTAAACCATCATAGGTATCTGAATCTTTGTTGAAATCTTGAATGGGTTTCCAATTATCGCAGCGAGTGCATTGTTTTGTGCCTGTTTCGGCAAGCATGTTTAGACGGGACTGTTTTTCGTCTTTTGAAATCTTAGACCTAGTGAAATCATTTCCACGTTGATTTTTATATCTATCGCGATAGTAGTCCCTTCTGCAAGACTGACAGATTGTACTGCGTCCCAGAGGACGAAACGCTTTTTTATCAAACTCATCTAGCGTTTTTTCTTGATTACATTTTGTGCAAATTCGGTATTGTGTATCCATACAAAATCGCCCTTCGTGATTAGCCGTCGTTGCTGAGACGTTCGGCGAGGACGCGATAAGCGACCTTCACAAAAGGGCGATACAAAGCCAAAGAAAAATGGCGCGACGGCGAAATAAAAAATCGCCCTCGTGTCCGAACGTCTCAGCAACGATATTTTATCACGACATTTTTCGGAGTCAATACCATCGATAACGAGACTTTGCTTTTTCAGTTAATGCTGGAGACGAACATCTCCGAGCAAGGCGCACAAGCGGCAGCATCGCTGCGTGAAATCAAAGGCGCGGCGTCCGATGCGGGCGCGTCTGTGCAGCAAATGGGCACACAGGTGGAGCAGACGGCGACCAAAGTCGCGGACGCGGCGCAAAAAGAAGTTTCGTCCATCCAACAAGTCAATCGGGCGCTCGAGACACAGGCGGAGCAAGAAGCGCGCCTTGACAAACTGATTGCGGACATGCAAACGCGGCGGGCGACGCGTACACCGCTCGAACCGACCCAACTGCCGAGCGTGTCGGGCGGCGCACCGACAGCAATGGCGACGGATTGGAGTCAGCCGCTGACTTCCGTCGCGCAAGAAACGGAACAGATCACACAGGCAAATACGCGGTTGAGTGGTTCCTACCGCGCCATGCGGGTAGATTTGCTCGCGTTCTCGGCGGCGGCGGAATTGTCATTGAGCATGGTGCAGGACTCGCTCGGCAAAAACGCGGAAGCCGCGCAGGCAGCCCGCCTTGCTATTGACGGGATGCGCGTAGGAATGGCGATGCTCATGGTGGCGAGCACTGGCGCCGGAACGGCGATGATTGCCTTGACGGGAGGGTTGGCATTACTCGGCGCGGCGATTCCGATTGTAATTGCGGCTCTCGACCAAATGCGCGAGGCGGAAGCGCGCAACATTACGGCGAACAACGATTATTTGCGGAACCTCTACGCGTTGGAGCAAGAATTCCCGGTCATTGCCAAGAAAGCGCAAGATTACGCGCACGCGCTCGCCGACGTGGAGATTGCAGAAAAACAAGCCGCAGACAGCGGAGGCATCGTAAACAAGTCACTGCTGTTTCTTGACCCAAATCAATATATCGCGGCACAGATTACAGCCCTTATTTTTCAGCAGCGCGTAAAAGATGCCCAAGCCGCCGCGACAGCAGAGAAGAATGCGCTGGATGCGTTGGTGTTTGGCGTCAAGTCGGGATACGACGAGATAGAACATCTGCGTTCGTCTGAAGAAGGAGCGAAAAGTTCATCTGATAATTTGATTCCTGCCGTCGCAGGAGTCGGCAGTGCCGCGTTCACGGCGAGCGGGCAGGTTGGCGTGTTCGAACAGGCAATCGGAAAAATAGCCCTCCAAGAGGATGCCGCTGCATTGGCATCGCGCAATCTCGACGGTGAATTGAATATGGCAGGGCTGCACTATACTGAAGCGTCACGCGCAAATGAGGCGGGAGCCATTGCGGCGGCGCAGTGGAATCTCCAGATGGACAAGTTGAAGGAAAAATTGAACCAAGGCGGAGAGGAAGCGTCCACGTGGGCATCCAAAGCGCAGGCGGCGGCGGAGAAAGTGCGCTCCGCGTTTCAGGGCTTGGTTGAAAAGGCACTCACGCCGACCGAAGCCAAACCAGGACCCGACACATGGGACGAATTTCGCAAACGCGCGGAGGCGGTTGCTACCGGAACTGACCCGAATCAATACGGCGAAAAATTTGCGCAGCAGATTGCGAATCTGCAAAAACTGGGCATGACGGCAGAACAAGCCGCCACCGCGTTCAAGGATATGTCGTTGTTCGCCGACCCAAAGAACCTGGATTTGGTAGATTGGGGCCCCGTCGTCGCGGACATCAATCACCAAGTGGACATGATCATTGGACGCGCCAACCTGATGAAAGAGGGTTTTGACAAGGCATGGGCGGCGATGGACCCAGCGAAACGGGCGCAGTTCGCGAGGGCGTTGGACGTTGACCCGAACAGTGCCAACGCGGCGCAGAAAGTGTTCGACGCGATGAGCGGCGACAGTGCGCAGAAGGCGGCGAACACGACGGGCGAAATGGCGCAGAACATCGCGGTCATCGAGGGCACACATACGAGCATTCTCGATTTTCAATGGGACAAGGCAAAGAAGGGCATTGACGAGGCGGAACAGTACGTCAAAGACCACATTCTGAAATATGCGGACTTGTTCATCGAAATCACCGCGCACACGACGGTTCTGCCGGATTCGACGACGAGCGGCGCCAGCGGCGGCTCGACCGGCGTGCACGGATTCGCGTCCGGTTTCGCGGGCATGGTCGGACCGTCATACGGCGGACCGAATTACTTCGTCGCGGGCGAAGGCGGCGAGAACGAACTGCTCATGGTCATTCCCGAAAGTGCGATGAGTTTTCGCGGTGGGCTGTCGATGCCGCGATACGGCGAGACAAGCGGCGGTGGGAACGCGTATCATGCGCACGTCAACTATTTGGATGCAGATGCACTCGCGGCGGCGTTGGCGCGTGAACTCGGCGGGCGTATGAGCGAGAGAGATTTGCGAACATTGGCGCGGCGGCTGTGGGAAATGCTCTCGGCGGATGTGCGTGCATATGACGCGCACGCGAGATAAAACGATGATGGCAGACCACGCATTTCGTTTTGACTCTACACACAGGCTTAATGCAGCGCATCGTATCCGTGATTTCAAACTGGGACAAACGTTTGTTGACGTTAACGATGTAAGGTTTGGATTCGAGAAATGGCATTCACACTCAAGTTAGTGCAAGGCGGCTCGACGCTCGTCAATTTCGTGGACGGGACGAATTTTTCCACGCTGCACTGGAAACCCGGGTTCAAAACGGTGCAGGGACAATACGTCACGGACGAATTGACGCTCGACATTCTCGGCGCATCCAATGACGGAACGGCGGCGAATGTGCAGACGCTGCACCGTGCGCTGCTCTACGCCAAAGAAAATTTGGCGCGGCTGCAGGCAGGACAGCCCTACACGCCGATTTTTCTAAATCTGCAACTGCCGAACGGTTCCTATCTATTGCAGTCCGAAGTGTTCGGCGCGGACGACGAGACGCTCGACAAACTACTGGAAGTGCCGGTGCTGGGCAATATCGTCGAGGATGTGACGTTAAAAATTCGGCGGCGTTGGTATTTCGAGGAAACGAATCTTGTCCAACTCGTGACAGCGCAAAATATTTCCAACGATTTGCAGCCGGTGAGTTTGAGTGCCCCGCGCGGCGATGTGGCGAGTCCGCTCTTGATTCGGGTCACACCGGGCACGGCGAGCATCGAAGACCAAGTGCTCGCGGCACTCTTGACCGAAGGCACGTTGGCGAATCACGTGTATCTGTTGGAGGCGGACAACAGCGGCGCGGTCGGCTATACGGTGACGTTCGGCTCCGGCACTGCCGCCTACACGGACGCGAATTTTTCGAACGGCAAGGGCGCAGAGATTACGCCGGCAAACACGAATGAGGCGCAGCGCATCTTGTGGACGCTGGACGGTTCGTCGAGCAAACCGGTAGCAGACCAAATTCATCGCGTGCGTTTGTTTTTGCGCGGCTATGAACTCAGCGGCACGGGCAGCGGCTACAAACTGCGCTGCCGCATGGGCATCAAGTTCGGTTCGACGACGGTGTGGGGCGCGTGGGGCGATACGCAAAAGACCTACACGGCGGGCAGTTATACGACCAGCGTTCCGCTGATGGACTGCGGCATTTTGGCGCTGCCCGACATTGCCAGCACGCTGACGACGAACTTCAACATCGTGATTGAAGTGCGCGGGCAGGCGGCGAGCGCATCGGGTCCGAACGTGCGGATTGACTGCGCGTATCTTTTGCCGTGTTACGAGGGCGGAATCGTTGGCGATGTACAAACCGGATTTGTCGCGGCGACGATGGCGAACACATTAGATGCAACCTATCTCGGCGCAATTGACGGCAATGACCGAACTCCCGACGCGTATCTGACCGATTCGTCCAACAACGTCGCTGCGCCGTGCGCCGCCATCGCGGGAATGCCGATTTTTTTAAGACCGAACAAGATGAGTGCGTTGTATGTGCTCACGCGATTGTCGAGCGGCGCACAAACGCACAAACAGGCGCAAACACACGTTCTGGATGTCTGGTACAGACCACGCTATCGGGTCGTGAGAGGCGTATAGACGCGGCGGAGTCGAAATGCTCGATTGGTCGGTGTATAACAATCCGGTGTTGAGCGACGGAAAGGTGTATCTACCGTCGCTCCATGCACGCGGCGCGGTCACGGAGGCGAATTTCTCCACGCTCGCGCTCGGCGGATTTGGCGACGGTGCGCTCACCTTGCAGAACGTTCCCGACGCGCTCATTTTCGATGCGGTCGGTATCGGCGGCGCGGGGTCGTGGTTGATGAAAGAAATTCGCGTCCACGACGGGCAGGGCGCACGCGCGTATGAGGGCATCATCGCGGAGATTCACGCCAAACGTGGCAAACACCGCTACAACCGAATGCTGACGCCGATGTTCAATCGCATTCGCTGCGAATATTGGCAGCCCGACCCGCTGCATCCGGGACAGCGGCGGCAGGGCATTTTGCAGCGCAACGATACGGCGAGTCAGGCGTTGTATGGCATCAAGGAATATCGGCTCGACCTCACCAATGACGGCACGATGAAACAAGCGCAGGCGCAGAACCGCGCGGACGATTTTTTGCAAATGTCGAGACTGCCGCACGAGTTCGATTTCGAGATTGGCGACAAACGCGACGACGTGATGGAGAGCGCGGAAGAGGGCAACGAACTGCAACTGAAGTTGTGGGGCTACTGGTCTACGTTGAAATGGCGCTACACCAATTTTCGCGTGCGCACGCCGACCGATTTGCAGACGATTTTTTACAAGAGCGGCAATAATCTGTCGCTCTACACGCTCTACTTGAACGGCTATTACTTGCAGTTCGTGGACGTGACGAATACGGCGAATTTGAAAAACACCGGCATCAGCCTCGTCTACAACAGCGCGGGCTCGTTGATGACGGTGCAGGATTTTGTGAACGCGATTTTAGGATACGGCGATGCGAACTTGCGGCGCGCGTATTTTCAGATTTGGGAAAACCGCACTGGATATTTGGCGGTGCGTTCGACCGCGCCGACGTTGTATACGCGTTCGCGTGACGGACGCGCGTGGAGCGTGAACCGCACGCCCCTTCCTGCGTACATGGTGCGGGCGGGCGGGTATCTGGTGCCGGAGGATTTTCCCTCTTCGCTGGATGATTATTCGGGAGATATTGCGAATGACCCGCGTGCCTCGTTCGTGGACGCGACAAATTACGACGACATGACCGGACTGGTGAGAACGCAAGAGCCGCAGGCGGACAATGCCGCGCTGCTCTTGGGACGTGTTGTCGGCAAACGGAGAATCGTGCATGGCTGACCCGCGTTTCGTCGGCACGCTGTCGAGTTTTGCGGCGGCGTCCTATGACAAGCGCATCAAGCGCAATTCCGTGACGCTGCAAGGCAACAGCGGCAGCGGATGGGTGACCCTGCCTGCGAATCAGTATCGCGTCGGGAATACCAGCGGCGAAATCGTGCAGTTGGATAACGATGGCACGGACCTTGTGGACTGGGGTGATTATTACGCGTATCAGGACGCGGGCAATGTCGCGTTTCGCGTGACGTACACGATTCGCAATCGGACGACGGGCGCGGATACAGTGGTCACGAATGAGAACCTGACCATCACGGAAGAATCGGACTATGCCGAATACATTTCGCCGGATGGAACGGTAGACATCGAAAGCGCCTCCAACGCGTGGCTCGGTTCGGATGCGCTCGAAGAGGCGGGTGGTTGGTCGGTGGCGGACGGACGCCTCTACGCGGACAACGGCGCGATGAGTCTGGAGTCCACGATTCCCGCGCTGCTGCTCGGCAGCGCGACCGCGTTCATGTCGGGCGTCGGCGTTTTCGAGGGCAAGGACGGCGGCGTCTACAAGTGGCGCGTGGGCGACCCGGCAGGCAACTATGCGGCGTGGGACAATTCGACATTTACGGTCGTTGGAATCATCAACGCACTCGGCGGAACACTCGGCGGATTCAACATTGGGGCGGACTATCTGCGCGATACCGCCGATTCGTTCGGGCTCGCCTCCACCGTCACGAGCGGCGACGACGTGCGTTTCTGGGCGGGTGCCCCATTTGCAAATCGGACAATTGCACCGCTGCAAATCTATGAGAGCGGCATGATTTTTGCCAAAGACATCATCTTGGCAAAAGGGTCACTCACCAACGCGAGCGGCGAGACAGGATACGGGTATGCAGTGGGCGAACCAAATTTCCTGTGTCACTTTGACGGTCCGAGGCCATACGCAACGGACTATCGCGGCAGCGCGATAGGGCACAAGGGACAGGTGGACACCCGCAGCGGCGGCGTCATTTTCCGCAAGGGTATGTTCGGCAAGGCGGTGCAGATTGCGGAAGCCACGACAAACAAAGTCCTCAATCCGTCCGCCGAGACGACGGGCAATTTCGCGGCACGCGGCACGGCGACGGTCACGCGGGATACGGGAACGTATTATGTCGGCGTGACGAGTTACAAGGTCGTTTTAGCCGCGGCGAACGATGGCATAGATTTGACGCTGAGCGCATTGGCGAACGCGAATCATTACGCGTCGTTTTGGGTGACCGGTTCAGCGATTGCGACATTACAAGTCTCGGCGGACGGCACGAATTGGAACGCTATCACGCAAGAGTATTCGGAGACCATAGATGGCATTACATGGACGCACTGCATCGCGGCAATTCCGGCAGCACAGGCGAACGGTTCGACCACGCTGCGGATTCGGAATACTGCGTCATCTGGAACGTTCTACATAGACGCGGTGCAGGTCGAACAAAAATCGTATCCGACACCATACTGCGACGGCTCACTCGGCAACGGGCACAATTGGAGCGGCACAGCGCACGCATCGCAGTCCTCGCGCACGGCGGCGACACTGACGTATCCGTTCACGGGCAACATGAATTTCGTGCAAGGGTCGCTGACATTCTGGGCGCGTGAGAACGCGGTGATGACCGGATTCGGGTCTGTCTTTACAGCACGCGGCGATGCAAACAATTTTATCGTCGTCAATCTGTCGGGCGGCGGCGGGTCGGGTAATCTAATTCCGTATGCGCAAGCCGTTTCTGGCGGCAGCAGCACATCAACAGTTTCGGGCACGGCAGCAATTTCGGCGGGATGGCATCATTTTGTCGTCACGTGGAAAAGTGGCGAACTGAAATTGTATGTGGACGGTGCACAGACCGGCACGACGGCGAATTATGCTGCGCCGCTCGTCGCGCCGACCAACATCGAAATTGGGACGTTCAATGGAGTAAATCCCGCGAACACCTTGATTGACGACCTCGCCATTCTGCCGTATGTGCTCTCGCCGAACGAAGTCAAGAGCATCTATTACAGCACTGCGCCGCTGATGGTCGGCATCTCGAATCAGGAATGGAGATTGAGCGGTGCGGGCATTGGCGACGTGTGGGGCAATGCGTATGGAATTTTTGCGCGGGATGCGAACGGCAATCCGTCGTTCGGTTTGTTCAATGCGGCAGTCAACACGAACACGTTTGGCGGGGCGAATGAGACGTTGGCGAGCGGTTCATTGATGCTTGGCAACAACAATACGGGCAAGGCGAATTTGACGTATGACGCGGCAGCAGGACAATTGAAATTTCGCGGCGGCACGACGACGCAGGCATACATTGACACGAACGGCGCGATTATGGCGGGCGGCGGCGCGATTAAGATAGATGCGAGCGCGATTGCGTCGAACAATGCGCCTATCAAGGTCGTTAATGCAACTGGCGGGGCTCCAACAACAGGATTTGTAATGACTAGCGTTGATGTTCATGCCGCTGATTCTATTCTTGCCTACTACTATGATGGGTTGTTCGGACAAGTTGTTCTCAAATCTGCGGATGACGCAAGCAACTATTCGTATCAGTTCGGTGCAAATGGAGCATTTGGAGCAAAACACATTGTATTTGTCGGGGATTGGATTGGGCAAAAAAAGGATTTGTCACTCGGCCCGTCTGGAACGCGTTTTGACGATGTTGACGCGACAAATACGAGTCTTCTCCGCATTACGGGACCGACGGGCAATTATGCTATCAGCGGATTTACAGGTGGAAATGACGGAAAGATTCTGGAAGTTTGGAATCTTGCGGCTGTCAATATGACCATTAACAACCAAGACACCAACTCGACCACCACGAACCGCATCATCACGTGGACAGGCGGAAACGTGCTGTGTCCGAATTATGCGCGGTTGCGATACGATTCGACCACGTCGCGTTGGCGTCTGATGGGGAGCGGATAAGATGCTTACACTTTTGCTGTTATTGGGCTTGCTGCTCAACGGCGATTTTTCACAAGGGCTCGCGTATTGGAACGCGGACGTGGGCTGGAGCGCACAGAATGGAATGGCGGTGCTGAAACTAGACAATCGCAACAGCACAGAAACGCAAGGGGCAGTGATGTGTTCGGACGCCTACTTATTGAATGGGCAAAAAACACTTTCGGGCGCGGCGGATGTGTTCACGCAGAATCGCAAGGGTTATTTGTTCGTGGGAGTGCGCTGGTATGACGGCAGGGGCAATCGCTTGTGGGACGAAAATTGGGCGAGCAATGAGGGCAAGACGCTGCAAGTGTGGGAGCGATTGAGTTTTCGCACGCATGTTCCAAGAGCGGCAAAACGCGTCTCGTTCTGTTTTTTCGCTGGCGGATATGAAGGCGGAATCTATCGTGCGCGTGTGGACAATGCGAAGTTGGAGCGATGAGCAAATATGAATTATCTCGTAGAAACAGAATGGGGAGTTGGAGAACCGGGCAACGGAGACCGCGCAACGTGGCAATGTCCGCCAACCTGTCGACAAAACGGAGTAGATTATTCTGGACAAGACCCGCGCGTCCAATTCCCGCGCGGACTCTTGACGCATGTCAAGGCGGGACGACCGGACGAAACGACGTTTCATCAAGGCGCCATCTTTGAGCCCGAGCGGGTCGCGGTAGTCTCACGCGAAACGCACGCCGGCATTACTAAGAACGTGTTACGCTTGGCGGGCGGAGACCTGCACGCGAAATCGCAGGCGATGGTTGTTAAAAAGTTTATCGCACCGGTTGCGTGGAAACAGGGTCAACGCATTTTTCTCAAAACATGGTTCATGCCAACATCAGAAAATTTTCCGAATGTGGATATCGCGCGGGAACACCTATTCGCTAACATCGAACTGCGCGGCGAACGCAGCGTGCAGGCGAAATTTGGCGCAAATCAGGCGTTTGGAGTGTATTTTCGCGGCGACAACATTTTCATTATGTATTGGTCTGAGACTACCGAGCCCGCGACAACTCGAACGATGATACGCACAGATTTTGGAAAAGGCGTCACGTTGAATAAATGGCATAAATTATCTATGCAATTGATTGGAACCGAAATCCCTGATGAATGGTCGGCGCAATTTACAGTGCGGTTGGATGGACAGGACATTGTGCGATGGGTGTCAGAATGGAACATCAAAAAAATGTCGCAAATCACCATCGTCGCGCTCGGCGATGAGCGTCCTAACAATTTTGATGGTGGGACATTCTATTGGGAACCACTGCGAATTTGGACAAATGATATAGACGAACAATGAGCAAAAAAAGAATGCAACATACAGCCCCCACGCGCACGGCGGTGACGCCGGACGAACCACCGCGCCGCGCGTTTTCGCTTGTAATTACATTTGACCCATCCCGCCCGCAAACGGCAACTATGAACGTGATGCCAGTAGGCGGAGATGGCAACGGCACACACATTGACGATGTGGTGACGGCATTGCGGATGGGCTACGAACAAGCGCTGTTGCAGAAAGGCGCATGGCTGCCGCAACAGCAGATAGCCGCGCCGCGCACACCGAATAATGACAAAGAGAAAAGCGTGATAGCGTAAGGTCAATGAATAATCGTCAGGTCAATGAATAAGGAGAATATATGACAGCATTTGTTCCGACACAACTTGGGGTTTTACTGCCAAGCGACATTAACGACTTGGCAGCGGCGGGATTCGCGAATGGAGATTTTGCGAAACGTGTGGGTGGCGTGTGGGCAGGCGCGCAGGTAGTAGAAAATTCATATTACGCGCCGATGCCGGCGTTTTCATTAGCGTCATTTCCGTTTACTGTCTGTGGTTCGGGTGACAATATAATCACACCAACGATTCCAGTCGGGTATAAAGCATTGATACCCGCTGGAATGGCTGGAGTTAGCAACCCAACGTCATCCAATATTACAATGTCCTATTTTCTACGTCGTTCAAGCACAAACTATTTCATTGGGACAATTTCGTTGTCGAATAGTACGTTTCGCGCTCCGCCTGTAGTTCTCGAACCTGGGGACGGTCTGGTTGTCAATGGTTCTGCGCCCGGGTTGGTGGTTTCTGGAATATATTTTTTGGTTCCCGATACCAGCAACCTGAAGATTAGTTTGACCTTTTTGAACAGCGGCGACAATACACTCTATACGTGCCCAACTGGGAAACAGGCAATTCTGTGGGGTGCACTCCCAATTGGCGTAGGTTCGTTTTTTTCACAGGTTTACAATAGCAGTGGCGGAACGCTTACGGTAAAGTGGCATCACGTTCCATCTGGTGGTGCAGCGGATGGAACGAACATTTTTGCATATCAAACCATCAACGCTAACGTAGTTGGACAGCCTACTGTACCTGGACAACTATTTACGGCTGGCGAGTCATTTGTTATCAACATGAACAATGTGGGGCCATGTTGGACGCCCACCGTAATTTATGAATTTGATGCCTAATGTCTCAGTCTATTTCAATCGTCATTGCGCTTGGCGCAAATCACGCGGGGTTGTCAGATTTACGCGCGCAACTCATTGATACGAGTGGCGCAAACGTCGGCAGCGCGGTGTCAACGGGTTTTGTCGTGCTGGGTGACGCCGCGAATGGGAATTATGGTTGGACGGGCAACGTGGCGGATAATTTTCAGGGATTTGTGAATGTCTATTCGCTTGCCGACCCGACAATTGCCGCGTGTGTTGTGGTCAACCAAATTACGACTATCAGCGATGCGGATATGACAACCATCGCTGAACGCGCGTGGGATAACGCGTACGCGCCGGTTCGCACGCTCACACAATCCGCTGCGGCGGTCGCGGCGACGGTCGCGGGCAGTGACATCACGATTTTGCGCGGCGATACGACCACTATCGCGCTGACGGGGTTGGGATCACTCACGAATCGCACAGAAATTTGGTTCACAACCAAAAACGATTTGTCTCTCGACGACACAACCGCTGTCGTGCAGGTGAGCGAGACGGGTGGGTTGTTGTATCTGAACGGAGCAAGTGCGACCACATCTACAGATGCTTCGTTAACGGTCTCGGATGCGAACGCGGGAAATCTCACCATCGTTCTCAAAGCCAGCGCGACGAAACGGCTGCTCGCTCCGAACACGATGAAGTATGACGTGCAAATCAGGAAAACAGATGGTACCATCACGACCCTGACACAGGGTGGCGTTGTTGTCACGCAAGACGTGACAACGCGCATCGCGTAAGTAAAGGTTGAGCACGGTGGACAAAGAGGGCGACATTCACATGGACGCCAGGGATTCATGGGCTTGACGATTGATGTAATCCGTCAATTGGCATGGAAGTAAGCCAAAAACATACAAGGAGAAAAACATGAACGTGAAACTCGGCGATTTGGTCAACGGCGAAAACGCGCTGGCAGAAATGGCGCAAAACGATGTGAGCGCTCGATTGTCGTTCACACTCTCACTGGTATTGAAAGAGGTCGGCAAACATCTGGAAGCCAAACGCGCGGCGCACCAAAAGTTGCTGGAGAAATACGGCACGCCGCGTGAAGACCGACCGGGATTCTATGACATCACACCGGAGCATCGGGCAAAGTTCGAGAAAGAGTTCAAAGAATTGCTCGATACAGAAGTGACGTTGAGCGGCATCGGAAAGATTCCGGTGTCGGCGCTGGAGGCGGAGGGTCTGAAATTCACGGCGCACGAACTGTTGACGCTGGCATGGCTGCTGAAAGAAGATGTGCAGCCAATTTTTGAGGAAGAATCATGATGCGACTTGGCGCATGTGTAGGCACGGTCACGCCGGAATTGGCGAACTTGAATCTCGACTGGGCATTCGGCGTGTATGCGAATGCGATGGCGGATGAGTTCAAGAATCAGCCGTTTGAGTTTGTGCCGCTCACGTTCGAGAATGAGCCGAACGTCGAATGGACGAAATTCGTCACATGGTCGAACTACGGCGGCTATTGGCTCATCGGCAACGAGCCGCATACGGCATGGGACAACAACAGACCTGTCGCGGATGTGGCACAGGTGTTCATGCGCCAAATGGAATACATTCGTGGATTCGACCCGTCCGCCAAGTTCATCGTAACGTGCAGCACACAAGGGCAAGTTCCTTACAACCGCCACAGCGACCAGAATTTCATCGGCGGCGTGTGGAACACATTTACTCCAAAGTTCCGACGTTGGACGCGTGGATTTCACATGCATATTTATCCGCGTTGGATTAGCGATGACGACAACATTCGCTGGGACTATCGGTATTTCACGCGTTACGTGCGCGGACTGCGGCGGTGGATGGACGAACAGCAGATTTTGGCGCGAGAAATTTGGATTTCGGAATTTGGATTCGAGCGTGAGTTCGCGGGAGATGCGCGCGGCGTGAATTACGTGCGTGATGTATTAAACAGTCGGTATCTGGGTTGGTATGTTGACCGCCTCGCGTTCTATGTGGCGACGGAGCGCGATGGCAGCGGCGGCAGCAACGGCTATTTACCATTGCTCGACGCGAACGGAAATCTAACGGACTTGGGACGAGTATGGAAACGGACAAAGTGAATTATTCCATCGAGGATGAGAATCACGCGCACTGTGAGCATGACGGCGGCTATTGGAAGGCGTGTGGAATGCGGATTTGCGTGGAGTGCGGCGCAGTGCTTGGATATGAATCACTGGAAACGGGCACAGACAGTAGCGTGATTTATTTTGATTTCACAGAGGCGCAGAGAGAACATGAAATTTGAAAAATTGGTTATTCTGCTGCTGGCGCTGATGACTGTTATCCTGAGCATCATTATCGTTTTGCTCTACATTCTATTTTTCCGGGGTGCGGCATGAACTTGTTGGACGAGCACAGCATGGCAGTCGTCGAGAGAGTCGTCAACAATGCAGTCAAAAGAGCAATTCAAGAGCAAATGCAAGTCTACAGCAATGCCTACGCGGAACTCCGAAACCAGACGATGGGGTTTGGGCCGCGGTTGGCGCGTCTTGACCGCGCGGTGTTCGGAGAAGGAACGAATGACGACGACGGCGGTATGATGACAGACATTCGTTTGATGAAACAAAAACTGAACGGGCTGGTTCTGTTGTTGTATGTCGTCCTGCTGATTCAGGTGGTGGAATTGTTAGCCATCGTCGTGCTCGCCATCATCGTGATTTAGAAAGAGTAGAACTATGCCGTTAACTCCCAGCAGTGTGAAACGCGCGACAGACCAAACTGGCGACGACATCAAAACGTTTGACGACGGCGCGGGCGAAAAAATCCAAGCCGCCGCGCTGGTGGACGAGAACGCGCAGCAGTGCCGCAGACCTATAGTTGTGTAAACAGCAACGTGACGGGTGCGCCGTCCGGCACGGGCAACATTACCGCTGACCCGAAACTCATTGCCCCTGTAAACAACGATTTTCATTTGGCGCAAGATTCGCCGTGTCGTGGTAAGGGCATTTGGATATGAGTAGTCCTGTTTTCGACCCATTGCTCGGCGCATTGGTCAAACATGACCATTCGGGCATCCCGCTCGCGCCGATTGAGAACACGCGCCAAAACATTCTGGCGATGACGCCCGCCTCGCCCGTGTTCGCGCGCAGCACCGATTATAACGACCTGTTTTATTGGAACGGCAGCGCGTGGTTGCAAGTGCCGTTCCCGTTCGTCACGGCGAACACGAATCCCGATATGGGGGTGTTGCAAGATTCCAGTCCGACGGGGGTTCACAAAGATTACATTGACGGCAAACTTCTCACGCGTATCACGATTGGCACGACCTACAACAATACGCGCGACGGTGAACTGCGCTATGACCCGAACGCAGCGGGCGGAGCGGGATTCTTGGGACGCATTGGCGGCGCATTTGCAAAATTCGTGGTCGGGTTTGTGTTCCGCGAACTCGCAGGACGTTTGCAGTTTCAACCGTCGGGTTCTTCGGAATGGTATGACGTAGGACGCGGCAATTCTACATCCGTAGGACTGAATGGACTGCCGCTGGTGCAGGACGGGCAGGTGAGTATGGGCGTGTATCCTTCTCCGCTGATTCTCGATGTGGGCAATGCAAACATGGACAATCCAGCGGATACGACACTGCTGCTGCACGGCACAATATTTCGATTTCGCTGTCGGCGGATGACGGATGCAGAACGAACTGCGCTGGTTGCGGGGCAGCACATGGAAGGTGAACTCATTTACGCGACAGATACGAAAAAATTGTATGTGTCAGACGGCGCGGGCGGGATGACCGCGCTGAATTAGGAGTAGAGGCATGATTGACGAAAAACAAATCGTGGATGCCATCAACGCGGCGTTTACGGACGCGAACGAGTTTGCGGCGATGCTGAAAATGCTGGCGGGCGTTGGCAAGCGGGTTGAGTTGGAGATTCAGCGCGATGCGATTTATCGCGCGATTGACGACGCGCAGGCGCAACTCGCGCAGCGGCAGCGAGACCGCCAAAACCAGAATATTGCAGATGAACAACAGACGCAAAACACTATCAACGATTGGCAATCGCAAGCAGCCGCATTGCAAGAGCAAATCAATGCCATCAATGCGGGACTGCCGGATTTGCTGAAACAATAATGGGGCTGCTGACCTTACTTGATTCGCGCACGCATCGAAACGCGCGTTTGTGGAAACCGTTCCTCCGCTTCACCTTCGCGGTGCGTCGCGTGTGGACGTTGGTCTTGGAACGATGAACGAGATTATTCCAATTTCATTTCGCCTCGCGCGAGGCGTGTCTCTTTCATTTGCGCGGCGCAGACTGCAAACATGGAGCGCACGAATACGGCGCATGGTCCGCGTCGTGTTGGAGGTTTAAATGGCAGAAACGACAAGTCCGCACGTGGGCGATGTGGGCACTATCTTTGAGGGCACATTCTACGACGGCGGCGTGATTGTGGACATCTCCGCCGCGACGACCAAAGAAATTTTGTTTCGCAAACCGGATGGGACGGTGGTCACGAAAACGGGAACGTTCTCGACAGACGGGACGGACGGCAAACTGCGCTACACCACTATCGCGGGCGATTTGGACCAAGCCGGCGATTGGCGCGTGCAGGGCTATATCGTGACGCCGACAGGCAGTTGGAAATCCAGCGTCGAAACGTTCACGGTGCTGGCGAATTTGGCGTGAAAAAAGAAATCGCCGCGTCTTGGGAAGACACGACGATTTCAGCCCACGAGGACGATTGTCCTACGCGGGTTATTATACCATAGAACTTTTACAATTCAATTCATGGGAGGCACGCAGTAAATAGAATTACCTATCTATTCGTAGGTAGGCATTTCTACTTACTGCGCGACTCCGCGAGCAGCACGAACGGCTCATTCCATTGCGGCGTTCCGATGACATCGTCCGTGATTGGGACAGACCGAAAGAGCAAACGCATCAACTGATTCAACTGGTTCGGCGCAATCTCCGCACTCGCACGCAGGGCAGTTTGCAAATGCTCCACGAGGTCGCGGGCGGTCTCGAACGTGAACGTCGGACGCGGCGGCGGTGTCGGCGTCGGCAGCGCACGCAGTTCGGACTCGATTTGATTTTTGTAAACGCGGAATTGTTCACGCGAAATGTCGCCGTCGGCGCACATCTGCTCATAGCCGCGCAATCGCTGTTCGAGACGCTCGCGGTGCTGGCGAACATCCAGCGCGGGCAGCGAGTCACGCGGCGTGACGATGCGGCGAGCAATGTCGTCCTTGTCCGCGTCGGACAACTCGTCGAGAAAATCCAAGTGACGCCAGATTTGAGAATCAACTTTCCATGCGCTGATGTAGGCGCGGCGCACCTCGCATAATGTGCCGGGCGGATGAAAATACAAACGCTCCAGCCCGTCGGACATCTTGTAACCGCGTGCCGCGCGCAGCGTCGTCGTACGATATTTCAGACCGCAGTAACCGCAGACGAGAACGCCGCGCAATAGCAGCGGCGGATATTTCAATGCGCGGTGATTGGATTTGCGCCATGCGCGTTTGGCGCGGGTCTCGACGACGCGGGCATAGAGAGACGGGTCGAGGAACGGTTTGTATTTTTCGATTTTGCGGATGACGTTGTGAATCGTGCGCGGCGAAATGTTCGGATTGCGCGTGCCCTTGCGCGTCAGCCACGTGATGCCGCGCCGACGCAGTTCTGCCGCAATGCGTTCGCAGCCCATCTCATGGTCCGTGTAGAGTTCACAGACGAGCACGATGGTCGGGAAATCATCCGTCGTCGTCCAAACGACGTTCGGCACTTTGCCGCTCCGGCGCAGTCCCATCGGCTCGATGTGCGAAAAATACACGTCGAGGTCGCGGAGTTCGGCATAGTGCGCGCGTAAACGTTCGCTCGTGATGCGCGATTCATATTCGGCAGCGTTCGCGTCGTCAATGGCGCGGCGGCGTCCGTCGGCACTGTGCAGGTCTACCTCGCCGCCGCGCGTGCGAATGAGTTTGACGCCGACCGCGTGCAACTGCTCCGCCTCTTCGAGCATCGCGCGGACGTTGCGAAAGGCGCGGGACGTGTCATACACGACGACGGCAGCCACACGCGGGTCGGTGCGGGCGCGTTCGATGAGCGCGAGCCAGTCCGGGATGTTGTCGCGTTTGTATGCGGAGTGCAGTCCCTTGTCCGCGTCCTGATAGACATCGCCGCCTTCGGTGTGCGGGCGCGGGTCGCAGGTCAAACCGAGTTGTTGGATTGTGCGCAGATTGGCTTTGAGTTGGATTTGCGGAGAAATCTCATCGCCTTCGACGCCGGAGAGACGTTGATACGACAATGCCAGCGCCGCATCGGGACGGGACAGAATCGTTCTGCGTTTGGTCATGGTTCACGGTGGATGATTTCCTCCGGAGTTTTTTCTGTTTGCCGGGAACGGGTCTTTTTCGTTTTCGTTGCGGGAAAGGTCACGTATCTCTGATTTCGCTCACGCACACGCCGCACTTTCATTCTCGCCAAGTCCAAAAGTTCTTCTTGCTCTTCGTGCGGAAGTTGCTTGACCTGCTCATGAATCGCCGCCGCCAAATCCGACTCTCGAACCCCCACGGCAATCAATGCCTCCGGAGTAGTCTCCAACGCGCGGGCTATATCTGCCAGAACCTCGATGCCGACGCTCTTTTCTCCAGTCTCATACGCAGCCCAAGCTTGCTGTGTCCACCCGATTCGCTCTGCCGCCTGAGATTGTGTAAGACCTTGTTGTTTTCGCTGATAGCGAATGTTTGCAGCGACAAGCTGTTTCAGATTCATTTGTGCCTACATAATACGAGAAAAATTCCCACTTGACAAACAAATAATCATGCGTTAAAATACAGTGGATTCACGAGAGGGATGAAAATGGAAAAAGTGAACTTGCGGACCCGCACGCGCGGGAAAACGGGCAAACACAAAGAAACGGCGACCGTGCACTTGAACGTGCGCACACATGCGCTCGGAAAAATTTACGCTGGATATGTTCTGAGCACGCAGAACCGGCAGTTGAATACTGCCGAGGCGATTGACGAACTCGCCATCACCGGCGCAATGGAGAAACTTCCGCGCGAGATGCTCGAATCGAGTAAATTCGTTGCGCCGCAAACCGCGTAAATTTCTTCACGAAAGGAGCCTCATGAATTACTTTTACCAGCGCGGGTTCGCTGTCAACTCGCTCGACGCCCCGCGCAAGGGCAACCGCGAAGATAAAATTGTCGCGGACATTCTGAAGGGCGAAAGTTTGTTTGATAACCTGACGGGATACGAAAAGACCGCGTTAGAAACCGCGCTGCGTTTCGCGTATCGCGCGGGCGGAGCGGACGCCGCCATTGAACGTTTGAACCGACACAGCCGCAGCGCTCTCACGGGCACTCGGTAAATTCTTCCACGAGGGCGAGCAATGGAATATCCAAAAATTCCAACAGATTTAAAGTCTTCGTCATACTATGAATTGGCGCGCACGGCGGCGGCGCTGCGCGATTACAAGAATGTGACGATTTTGGGAATCCGCTATTGGCGGACAAGACCCGACCTGCTCGAGCGAATGAAGGAAGTCAGTGCCGACCAGCGCCGCATCCACCGCGAACTGCGCACGCGTCCCGAAGCGTGCGTGCAAAAAGAATCTCCCAAACCCACACAGCAAGAAAAAATGAATACCGGTGACCGCGTACACTCGCGGTATCACGATGCAGACGGAGAACTTATCCGCATCGAGTGGTCGCCGCGTGTCGGCATGATTTACCACGTGCGTTTGGTGGACGGGCGCGTGGTGTATTGTGCGCGCACGGATTTGACCAAAAAGGAGGAATGAGATGAAGGTCTACGAAGAATGGAAACACATTCGTGTCGGCGAAATCGGCGTCACGGCATACATTGCGGTTGCCATGCACCCTTCCGAAAAGAGCGGTTCGTTGGTCGTGACCGAATGCTGGACACAGTATCCAGAACAATTTGAGCAACACCTAGACGTGGAACTCCTCAAGTCGCTGGATGTTTACAAACCCAGCGACAACAACGCCGTCATCGTGCGCCGCGCGATTGCGGACGCGGATGAATTTTTCAAACGCGTTGAGCGCATTGTCAAACGCGCCAATGAATCGTTGGCATCAGAACGCGCTGCACAAAAGGAACTGACAAACTCTTTGCAAGACGAAGATTTGCCGTTCTGAATAGCAAGAAGGGAGGCACGAGATGACATTACAAGAACAGGCACTCGCCGCATACGAAGAACAGACGCGACAGGAAGCCGCGAGTGAAGCGTGGCGCCATGCGGAGCAAACCCAATCCACACGGCAGGCGTTCATTAAGTTCTTCGGGTGCGAGCCCGACTCGGCGGACGGCATGTATGCCGAGAAGGATGGATTGCAGTTTTGGATTCATCCCGGAACCAGCGCATCGCGGTTCTATTTCCAAATCAAGGGACTCTGCCCTATTTGCGGAAAGTCGGCATGGTCGCAAGATTGTTTCTCGCTCGTGGACTTGGGTCGTATGTTGAACAACTTTTCGGCGGACCCGGAGCGACACCATCACTCCGAGTTTGGCGACTCATCGCTCGCGGAACAACTGCAAAATCTCATTCTTGAGATTGTGCAGCAGAATTATCCCGCGTAATGGCAAGAGCGGCGCGGCACTGGACGATTGCACTCGGCGGGACATACCGCCGCCCTCGAATAGGTGCGCTGCCGCTCTTGACCCATACGGTTTTGGTCTTTCTCCGCTCGCGTGGTCGGCGGTGACGGCGCGGCGGCGAGAGCCACCACAGAATTTTTGTCACGGCATTAGGATACCAGAATTGCATTTTCCTTTCAGAGATTGGCGATGGCACAGCGTAAACATCTCCCGTATTGGGCAATTGACATTGTGGAAGTTCTCGCGTCGCAGGTGCTGCGTCTGGAGAACGAGGCGAAACGGCTGGCACTCGACCCGGCGGACCGTGCGGCAGCGCTCGAGGTCTACGGCACAGTCCGCGCGATGAAATCCACATTGTCGCAGTTGGTAGAAAAACATGAAGATTCCAACCACCGGACTGCGGACGGATGATGATTTGGACGAAATCATCATCGAGGTCTTGAAACAACACGGCATCAAACCCACCCGCGAGTTGGTGGAGGATATTTTCACGTTGTGCGTCAAGGTGGCGGCGAACGAACAATATCTCGAATTGCGAGAAATCGTCCGAGAACAAATCAAGAATTTGAGGTTGGAATGAACGAAGTCGAGCGATTGGAACAATTCAAGACGTTGGTCGCGGACATTCTCCGCGCTCAACTGGAGGCAGCCACAGCGGCGCACAACATTCACCACACCAAACCGGATACCAAGACTGCGCCGCGCCGTGTGCCGCCGGCGACAAAGGAGGTCGCGCATGAAGTGGGTTGACGACGAACCGGCGGAATACGAAATCTACGCGGACGCGTTCCGTGCGTTGGTGTTGTGTATGGTGGGCATTGTGGGATTCGCCGCGGCGATTACGGCGGTGATTGTGTGGGAGGTGCTGAAATGAAAGAAACGCCCGACTTGAATCGCAAAATTGCCGACTTGAAAGTGCGCTACGCACAACTCGAAGAAAAACTGCCGCAATCTCAAACAGTTGACGAATACGATGCCATCGTCAAAGAGTTGTGGCATCTCGACTATGAGATTGATATTCTCTTGGCAAAACGAGATATCGCGAGGTGGACGAATGAACCGGCGCAAGAGTGAGTTACGCGCCGAGATGGATGCGCTCATTGTCAAATGCCAAGTACTGCGGCTGCGGCATGAAGACGACGAGGCGCAGAAGGTCTTGGCGAAAATCGAAGAACTCTTGGAAAAAATCGAACGTGCGGAAATGCCGCAGGTCTTGGCGCAAGGACAAGACCGACGGCTCCGCTAAGGAAAGGAAAAATCATGCAAACGCAAACACAAACACAACCGGAATGGGATGAGGAAATCATCTACGGCGATACGACAGACACCGCGCTGACCGTCTCGGCACTGCCGACATTCCTGCCGCCCGACCAAGTGCCCGACCTCGACGCGATGCGCGAGGGCACGACCATCGCGCCAAAGTATTGGGAAGTTGAAAATGTGGGCGAGTCCAAACGCGGCATATTCATCGGATGGTCGCAGCTGCAATCGCAACAAGGCGGCAAAATTCCGATGGCAGTCCTCCAGAATCGCCGCGAAATTTTCACGAGCGCAGCGGTGAATCTCACGCAGCAGCTGCAAATGGTTCCGGTCGGAACGGCGGTGAGCATCACCTACACCGGCAAGGAAAAAACCAACAGCGGTTTCTATGTCAAAAAGTTCGACGTGCGCCTGCTGAAACAAGACGGCAGCGCGGAACCGACCATTCCGACGCCGCCGGCTCCCGTCGTGGACGTTGGCAATCTCGGACGCGGAATTGAAATTCCGAGCAAACGGAACGGTGCGAACGGCGTGAAACCCGCCGTCATCAAGACGCCGCGATTCGCGGAACTGGTCGCGTATTTGGTGAACGCGGGTCACGCGGACGAAAAGAGCGCACCGTTCAAAGTGACGCATATCGCGGCAAACGCGGGATTCGCCGAAATCACGAACGACAATCTCGACACGGTGCTGCACGCGCTCGAGGAACATTACGCAGCAAAGTGATAGAACGGTGTCAGAGCGTAACGCGGCTTCGCAACCGCGCACCGTCTGGGAGCGGCGGCAAATTCCAAAAACTATAAGGAGGTAGGACAACCTCTAGGACTTGGATGATGCGATGCAAACCGTCGGCAAAAAACAAGCCGCTGCTCCTGCTGACGGGGAAAAGGAGAGAAATTCGCCGTGGGAGAAAAACCTATTTTGTTCTGCGATGAGATGGTGCGTGCGATTCTCGATGGGCACAAGACACAGACGCGGCGGGTGGTGAAACTGCAACCGACGCGGCGGCAGGTTGATTTAACAGGTTGCCCGTATGGGGTCGCGGGGGACCGTCTTTGGGTGCGCGAGACGTTTGGCGTAATGCAGCGGTCTTATCATTACGAATTGGGCTGGGAAACGGACGGATTGGTGAATGATGTTCCCGTGAAGGATGTCCCAATTTTCACACCATACAGCAAGCAAAAATATTTTTTCGTTTATCGTGCGGATGGTTATGAGCGAGTGAAAGAAGAAGGACGCTGGATACCGCCGATTTACATGCCGCGCCGCGCATCGCGCATTACGCTGGAAATCGTGAGCGAGCGAGTAGAACGCGTGCAGGATATTTCCGAAGCCGATGCCAAAGCGGAAGGGATGATCGGTTACGACGAATATCCCGCGCCAGAAGAAATGCAGTGGTACCGCAAAACAATACGTTGTGCGCGGCTGCCACGAGTGCAATTTAGAAAAATGTGGGACTCCATCAACGCACAACGCGGCTGCGGTTGGGACGCCAACCCGTGGGTGTGGGTCATCGAATTTCGGAGGATCGAACCATGAATGTCTATTCACATTCCTTGACACGCACTATGCAGACTTTGAATGGAAAGAGTTTACAAAGCCAAAGGTAGAATTTGTCCGAGAAATTTCCGAAGCCGAAATGATGGAGCGTCTCGGCGCCTCGAAATTGTTCTGATGTCTAAAACGAGGATGACGGCATGAACAGGCAGAGAACGCTAACAGCCGCAGAACGCGCGGAACGGCTAATCAAAAAATGGAAAATCACGTTTACCGTATTGACCGCTGCGTTTCAGGTGGACATTGAAAATGAAATACGAGATGCCGAACAAAATGCCTATGGCGCGGCGATTCAGATTGTGAAACGCCATAACGATGGAGATGAATTTGAAATCATTACCAATATGATTGTCAAAGAAATCGAGGCACTCCAAAATCCACACAAAAGGCGAAAAGAATAGGGAGAAATAGGAACTTTACATGAATCAAAACAATCTCGGCGAACAGACAGACCCAATTCAAAAACAAATTGTTTTACTCGACCGCGCCCGCGCAATGCTGGCGGAAGTGCATACCCTCGAACAGGCGCAAGAAATACGCGCGCGGGCGAAGGCGCTGCGCGCGTATTTCAACTCGGTCAAATCGAAATACGATTCCGCCAGAGAATCGCAATACTACGCCGCCGAAGTGATGGTGCGCGCCGACTACAAAATGGGCATTCTCCTCAAAGAAATGAAAGAACACGGGGAGAGACATAATGGGAAAAGAACGAAAAATCTAAATCATGCTCTGGACTCGCACGATGCGAGTCCAGACATTCCTACCCTCTCTGACTTGGGCATAGGCAAGGATCAGGCGTCACGCGCGATGCAGTTGGCGGAACTGCCTGAATCGGAATTCGAGGCGCACATCGAGGCAGCGCGGGAAAATGCGTATGAGTTGACGCTGGGAGGGATGCTGCAGCACGCGCGCAACTACCGCAAACAACTAGAACGGGAGGAGACGCGCGAACGGTTAGCCGCCTTCGGAGAAACGTTAACTGACCAACTGCCCGAAACGGTCACATTGCGCGTCGGAGATTTCCGCGATTGCATGGACGAATTAGAGGACAACTCGGTTGACCTCATTTTCACGGACCCTCCCTATGATTGGGACACCGTGCCGCTCTATACGGAATTGGCAAAACACGCCGCGCGTGTTCTCAAACCCGGCGGGCATCTATTGACCTACGCGGGGCATTATGCCCTTGCCGAGATCCTTCCCGCGATGAACGCACATTTGCGATATTGGTGGCTCATTGCTCTGAAACATCAAGGCGCGGCGGCGCGGTTGGCGGGAAAGTATGTGTTCGTGGAATGGAAACCGATTCTTTGGTTTGTCAAGGGCACGCGCGGGGATACGCAATTCGTTGCCGATTTGTTCGAGTCGCGCGTGCCGGACAAGACCCGACACGGATGGGCGCAAGATGAATCGGAAGCCGCGTATTACATTGATAGGCTCTGCCCGCCGCAAGGGCTAGTCGCCGACCCATTTTGCGGCAGTGGAACAACCTTAGCCGCGGCGGCAACGCAAATGCGCCGCGTCTGGGGCTGCGATTTGGACGCGGACAATCTCAATATCGCAAGGACGGTTATTCAAAATGCTCTTATCGAATCTGCCGGGGCAGCCGCTGGCGCCGCTGCATCCGCAACATGACGCGTTCGAGACAGAGGTAACGCAGTGGCTGACGGCGATGGGATTCTTATGCCACAGCGCGACCTACCATACGATGATGCCGCCCGCGATGGCAAACCTATTGCGCCGGCGCAGTTCGATGACGGCGCTCCACTTGCGCGGACGCGCCGACCGCATTGCCATTCACCAAACACTACCCGTCGAATTTGAGTATGAGTGCAAGACCCACGACAGCCAGCAGTATCAGGATTTGACCATCGAGCTTACAGCGCTCTGTTTTCATTTGATGAAGGCGCGTTTGGGCGTCAAATGTTTGTATATCTATCGGCACAACGGACGGGAAAAGGGATTTTGGGCAGACGAGATGCCCACCCCGCGCGTCGTCCACATTCCGGCTCGCTATGACGCCGCGACGACATTGCAATTCAAGGGGATGGCAGAAAACTATTTTCCGAACGTTCCGATTCGGCTGGGCGGAAAAACGAACGGCAGTGGAGACCCGTTCGTCATCATTGACTATTCCGTTGTCGCACAGATGGCGAATTGGCGCGAATTGGTCGGCGTCTTGATGGAGCGTTAGATGGAAACACGCACAGAATACCGCATTTCGATTCCACTGCCCGAACTCGCAGTCGAAGCGCCGACAGTGCGGCTGACGCACGCGGTCTATTTCGGCGCGCGCAGTTACTGGACGGTGGCGGCATTGGTCGCACTGCTCGTGGATGGCATCGGGCGCATGACGGACGGCGATTTGGAACGGGTCGAGCGATTGGGCGCGTTGGCGCACGAAGAACGCTGCGCGCGTGAACGACGAGAGAGGTGACGCCATGACCCTACGCGATTACGCGCAATATTACGCGGCAGCCTACAACTGGTTTCTATTCCCGCTCGAAGCGCGCGGCAAACATCCCATCACCGCGCACGGATTCAAAGACGCGACGAACGACCTTGCCCAAATCGCGCGTTGGTGGACCGCGCATCCCGACGCCAACATCGGGTTGGACTGCGGGCGCAGCCATGTCGCGGTCATTGACCTCGACGGCGCCGAAGGCATCGTCGAATGGAATTCCATCGCGGACACCATGAGCCCGCGCGGAGTCATGGTGCAGTACACGGGCGGCGGCGGCGCCCATCTGATTTACCGCCAGCCTGCCGTACAAGAGATTCGGAATACAACGCACAGGTTGGCGCCGCACATTGATACACGCGGCACGGGCGGCTACATTTTGCTGGCGCCGTCGGTGCATCCCTCCGGCAATCTCTATGCGTGGGCAGAGGGCTATGACGAATGGGAAAAGGCAGAAGTCTTTCCGTCCGAACTGCTGCCGCGTTTGTATGACCCGCCGGCAGCCAAACCTGCACTCTCCGCGAATCCTCCGCCGAACCTTGCCCGAACCTTACAGAGAGCATACGAACGCATTGCGAACGCCTCACAGGGACAACGCAACGAGGTCATCAACAAAGCCGCGTGGTATTTGTTCGGACTCGTTCGTGAAGGACAACTGCGCGAGTCCGACGTCACCGATACCATCCTACAGGCGGCGCGGCGATGTCAGTATCCCGACCGCGAAACGATAGCCATTTTGAAAAGTGTAGCGGCGCACCGCTAAAGGAGGCAATTATGGGGAAAACATTTATCTATGCACTGATTGACCCGGATACGGGCAAGGTGCGGTATGTTGGAAAATCAGACAATCCCAAGAAAAGATTAGATAGACACATCGCTGGATATGAACCGCGCCCAACGCATAAAAGCATTTGGATAAGGTCTCTCTTATCATTGCAGAAGAAACCGAGAATAATTATTTTGGAAGAAGTTGAATCAGACGAATGGCAAACCGCAGAACGCAAGTGGATTAAATTCTACAAAGAACAAGGCGTAGGGTTGACCAACACAGCAGATGGCGTGGAAGGCGGACACGTTCGCGACAAAGAAGGGGACAAGAAACATGGTGATTGGCTGAGGAAAAAATATCAACGCGAGCGCGACGAGCATGAACGGCAGAAACGGGAAATATTGGAAAACGATACAGATAAATGGTGGGAATGACCCACAAAGGACAAATCAAGATGAGCAAATTACTCTTTGACGAAAGCCCATTGGTGGTACAGCCAACATTGGCAAAAGCGATCGGGCTCAATGAGGCGATTGTCTTGCAACAAATCAATTACTGGATGAATCAACGCGCCGGGAAAATCATCAATGGGGAACGCTGGATTTACAACACGGTCAAGGAATGGAAAGACCAATTTCCATTTTGGAGCGAGGCGACGATTGCCCGCACACTAGATAATTTAGTTTGGTCTGGATTGGTTAAGACAGGTAACTATAACAAATCTGCGATGGACCGAACCAAATGGTATACGATTGATTTTTCGGTTGTTGAATTGCTGGACGCGCTGATTGAACAAGAGCAATCAATGAAAAATGCATCTAGTCAAAATGACCAAATGGAAGACGGCAATTTGACTAAATGCAATCAGTCAGAATGCGCAAATATACCAGAGAGTACAACAGAGAATACAGCAGTAGAAACGGCGGCGGCGATTGAAAAAAACAATCCGCAGCCTAATGCAGAGGAATCACCCGTCTCTCCTTTGGCAATTGAGTTCGGAGAGGAATCTCCGGCGGAGAAACAGATTGCGCAGGTCATTTTTGGGTTGGGATGGAGAGAACGCGAGGAAATTCGGGAATATGCGGAGAAGGATGTTGGTTTGGTCAGTTTGGCGGAGACCCTCCCGCAGTTTTGTGAAAAAGTGAGTCGTGGTGAATACAAGGCGAGTTGGCGCGTTCTCAAAAAGTTTTGGGCAAACACACTCTCGACAAATAGGCTGAAAGTGCCGCCCGTGACCGAAATTCCACACTATCAAAGGAACGTCAAATGGGAAGAGCTGTAACGCATTTCATCTCCTCGCCCGCCGAATCGTATGAGGATTTGCGCGCGTGGGAGGAATTGTACGCGACGCTGCCGAAGGTGTATTGGTTCAATCCGACGCTCGCGCGGTATGTCACCGAATTTTTGCCGGGCGAAACGTGCGGCGTCATCGGACGCACGGGCAACGGCAAGACAGCCCTCTTGTTAGCGCAGGCGTATCACGAGGCGAAACATCTCATCGCGCAAGGGAAGGCGACCACTCATTTCGTATGCTATTACACGCGCGACCAGCCCAAAGAAGCGTTGGAAAAACGGCTGCGCCGCGCGATGCAGGCAGACAAAGGCAAATACGGACTGACGCCGCGCATGGAACTGCCGCTGTGGTTTGTCGGCAAAGGGATTATGGATGCGCGTGAATCGGGGTATCAACGCATTCCGCTGACAGTCGAGGTGATGGAGCAGACGCTGAATGAGATTGTGCAGTTCGACAAACAAACAGAGAAAAAACCGTCGCTCTTGATTGTGGACTATTTGCAGCGGGTGCAAGGAAAAAACGAAGATGACATCTCGAATCAGGTGCGCCGGATTGCGAATGCGCTGTCCGATTTTGCGAGCACCTATAACGTTCCGGTGCTTATCGGAGCGCAGGCGGGACGCGACACGGACCGCCAGTTGGACAAAACGCCGCTGATGGGTTCCTCGCGGCACTCTGCGGAATTCGAGGACATGGTAGATAAACTTCTCGCGATCTGGCGTCCCGTCACGAGCGAAAAACGCGGCAGTGCGATTGACGTCGCGGGGCGTCCCTACGTCGTGGATGACGATTTAATGAAGGTCGTCAAGTGGAAAGACCGTGAAGGAGCCGCCAATGTCCCGTTTGCGTTTCCTTTTAACATGGAGACGTTGAAATCGGGAGAATATGAACAATGAAGGAAAAAGCGTGGCAGCGCGAAAAGGTCATGTGGCGCGAGGCGGATGTATGGCACAGCATCACGCGGGCACTGCACCGGTTGTGGGAACGGCGGCAGCGTCGTCGTGCGTATGTGCGATACATGCGCTCGGCGCAGTGGCAGATGGTACGTGCGGAGGTGATGCGTCGCGCGTGTGGGCAGTGTGAATTGTGCGGTGCGCCGGCGGTCTCGGTGCATCACAAAATCTATCGCGCGGATTTGTTCGACACACGCGCGTATGACTGCGAGGCGTTGTGTGCGGCATGTCATCGCCGCGCGCATCGGAGGAAAAAATGAGTTATCCCGATACGGACGATTACACTGCGCGGGTGATGCGTGCGGCGCAGGTATTGAAAGAAAAAGACGCGGTCTATTTTGCGCCAGTGATTCGCGCGCTCTTGAGCGGCGAGCAAAAGGCGCGGCGCAAACCGACCGCACGCAAAAAGAGGGTGGATGTGGCGCGGCACGGCGTGCGGGTGCGCGGCGGACGCGCGTATCTCGAATTGTCGCCGGACGTGGAAATCGTCGGCGAGATGCCATTTTGAAAAAGAGCATTTACTATGTCTCATGCACCGCTCGATGTAGAATCGAAAGACCGCGCTGCCGTATATCTCAAACCTCCGACCGGCGGCTACACGATTGAAGAAATGTGGGAGGTGCTCGATGCGCTGGACGGGACGGTGCGGGCAGTGCAGCCGTATGCGCGGCGTCCGCGCTGCTGTTTGTGCGGCGAACCGGTGCTGAAACATCAGTCGTGGCACAACAACGGCAGCATGAAACATTGGGTGTGCGAGATTCGGGAGCGGCACGAGTTGCAGCGTCGGCGCAGAGAGGGGACATGCGCCAATCGTTGAAACCGCGCGGCGTTCGGGGTATAATGAGGCAATCGAGAAAAAATGGACAGTAATTTCCCGTTGATTCTAGCCGTCATGTTTGTCGTTGGAATGTGTGCGGCGGTGGTGGTGTATTACATTACCCGCGCTGCCATTTCCGACGAATTAGACGAGCGCGGCATTCCGCCGCGAATCCGAAAATGAACCAAGTCCCGGTGATTCCGACGAAAGAAATTGAAGATTTGCGCTGGTCTGAAACCAAACATGCGTTTCAGTTCGCGCTCGCGTTCTTTGCGTTCGCGGTGGGTGGCGTGTTGGCGTCGCTGTGCGTGTCTTGGTGGGTGGAACTGCCGGCGGAATTGGTCAAGTGGATTATTACTGTCGTCGTGGCGGGGGCGGGGTTCGTGATTGGCTGGATTTTGTGGACGGGACTTCGGCGTGGGCGTGGGATTGCGCCCTTCATCACGGCGAAGTGGAGCGAACTGATGGATGCCGAAATAGACCGTCTTTTGAAACCTCCTGAACCTCCCTCCCTTCCTCCTTCCCTCCCGCAGGCGGAGACATTTCGTCTGACTACATCTGGTAGGGTAGGGGAGGAATTGGTCAAGCAGTTTGTCAACGGGTTCGACCCCCGCGACTTGGATTATTTGGCGTCGTATCTCGCGCGCGGGAACAAATACAGCGAGGCGGCATTAGAACGTTTCCCGCTGCCCTACGAGGAAGGGCATCCGCAGATGGGTGGGCTCAGCGAGGGCACACGGCTCACGCGGTTCTTGGACTTGTGTGAGGCGAAGGGGATTCTTTCCGCGCGGTCGGCTGGGAAAATGGGCAAACTGCTGATTACGGATGAGAAAGAAATCGCCCGCCGGTTAAAAGAAAAACCCGTGTCGGAATGACACGGGTTTTTTGTCGTTAAAACGGTTCACGCATCGAACGAGTCATCGCGTGAACGTGCGGCGATGGCACGCGGTTTCGGCGTCACATCGCGCCATGTTTCCGATTCTCTCTGTGCTGCTGTGTAGCCCGTCCAGAACCCACGCGCGAACGTTTCGCCGCGGCTGGGTTGGGTCAGTGCCCGCGTCGGCGGTTCATCCTCGTCCGCGTCGCGGTGCGGACGTTCGCGCGTGAGCGCCATGAGCAGCCCGATCGCGACGGGAATTGCAGCGCCGATGCCGCAGAGCACGCCGAAAAAAACTTGTGCCGTTTCCTCAGAGATGTGCGCGGCGATTTCGATGCTGACCGCGACGGCGGCGGCGAGAAATGCGAGAATGGCAATTGTTTTCAAAATCATTGTTCCCTCGATTCTACTCGCGCATCCACTTGTCAAAACGACGCGCGAGTTCTGTAATCGCCGCGCGGTCAGAAATGTCAATGCCCGCCCGTGCGAGTTCCCGCATGAGTGCGTTATGCGCCTTTGTGCGGCGCAGTCCAAGTTCCCGCGCGGTAAAACCGAGCCGCTCCATTGCCTCGCGCGGGTTTTCTTCCTGCTCCACGCGTTCGATGTATTCGCGGAGCAATTGAACGAGTTCTGGAGAAAAGTCCATAAAATCATTCTCCGTGACCGCGCTCGGCGCTTTGACAGCAGCGGTGCGGTCTTTTTGTTTTTGATTCGTGCGTTTCGGGCGTCCCGGCGGCGGTGCGTTCGCGATCCACGCCGCCACGTCGTTCGGGTCAATCAAATAGAGTCGCGAGTTGACCCGCCACGACGGGATACGCCCGGTCTGGCACAATCGCCGCAGCCATGCGGCGGAGCGATGAAAACGCGCCGCCGCGGCGGCGATGGTGATTTTTTCGATTTCGTTCATCTATCGAATCCTCGTGCAGCGGATAGCGCGAAGTTCTTTCACGCTCTCCACTGCTACATTGGGCGTCCAGCCATCCGCGCGCGGATTCGACGCGAGCGGGACGGCGAGGTAAGTTTCGCCTACCGCTGGTCCCGCCCACTTGCCCGGTGCGCCGTCGCGTCCGGTATTATCGGTGACTGCTCCCAACGCTTCCAACAACTGGCGCGTCGCGGGATGACCCACGAACGAGCGGCAGTCTGTCAAGTCAGTAGGAAAAGGGACTTCCGCAAAATGGATTGTTGTACCCGCGAATCCGAGCGGGCTTGAAATGATTACCATTTTTCTCCTTTCGCGCGCGCGGTGAATTTATCCGTCGCGTCTTTGATGATTGTGTGTGGCGTTGCTGCGGCATAGAGCCACCACAGCAGCGTCCACGTTTGGGCGACGTAGTAGCCTACATCGCCCCATTCGGCGGCGCGTTCGGCTGGAGAACGCGCCAACAGGACTTCAAACAATTCCCCGCGTTTCCAGCCGATACGCGGTGCACCCGTTATGTTCCATGCGCAGCGTTCCTGAATGAATAGTTTTCGGAACGCCTGCGCGGCAGTCGCGGGCGATTCGTTTCGATTTGCCGCGATTTGCCGCGCGGCGCGGCGGAAAGTGTGGCGTGATTTTGTGTTCATGTGTTTCCACTTGCTCATAGAAAACACGTGAGAGCATTATACATAGCCGATGACATCGGTATATAGATACCCGATGCCATCTCCGTAGTCGGCGTAAAATTCGCGCCGACCATCAAAATCTACCCATTCTTGAATTCCACCGCCTGCACCGCCGCGCGTTCCGTCTTCATCCCAAATAATGGTGAAGCGGCGTGTCAATTTGTATTCATGTTCGCCGTTTCGCCGCCACCCAAAGGGCTGTTCCTCGACGGCGTACAGCCCACCCGCCGCGCGTGCGGCAGCGTCTGGGGAATCCCAAATGGCTCGTCCATCGCGGGTTTCCCCCACGTAGTGCGCTTCATTTCCTCGTCTCCTTTGCCGCGCTCTTGGCGGCTGAATCTTTATTTGATACTATTGTATCGTCGCGCCACGTCGGCGTCCTGATGCGCTGATTAGTCCGCGTCGTAAATGTCGTTTGCGTTTTCAAATTTTTCGCGGCGTTCGATGTTTGCCGCTCGTTCTGCGCGGTCAGTTTCCGAGATTTTATATCCGTGTTCGACAAGCCATTTTTCATTGTCCCACCCGTGTAGGTATCGTCCAATTTTTTCTTGTTCAATCGCGGCGGGATGATTAAAGTTCATCCTGTCAGAGCCAGACAGCACATAGGTTTCAACCCATCCGCCACGCATCTTCTCTCGCTCGAGCGCATCCATTACATCGTCGAATTCCGTTATTTCTCCGCTCGAAAGCGCAATCAAGTCATCGCTAACAGGGCGTGTTTTCGTGACGGTGGTTGCGTTTTGATTACGTTCTAGCCACTGCTTAGCTAGATTTGATTTTTCGATTTCTGTCTTGGTAAAAAGAATCATTTTTTATCTCCTTGCCGCTCTTAGCAGCTGAATCTTTATTTGACACTATTATAGCGTCATCGCTACAATTTGTTAAGTAGCAATTTTGTTCTAATTTTGGAGGTGCGGGACTTGGCGATTTTCTGCTCATTTCCGTTCCTCTTGAATTGGCGTGTGCGCTGTGCTATAATTTGCATCGTATGAATGAGGAGCCCGAGTCGTCCGCGCGCGTCAAAGTCGCAAACGCCGCGCTCAAAATCTATGAACCGGAATGGCTGCTCGTGAATCTCATTCGCCAAAAACGCAATGCGTTAGCGCGCGATGAGGTCGCGCGGTTGGAGATTTTTATCGAACCAGCGAATAAAGACATTATCATTCTGGATGCGCAAGTGTCCAAGCGCATTGTCCTCGCAGCGGCATAGGTCACGCGAAACAGCAATGCGTCATCGCTAGAGATGGACTGTGATTTTTGGCGATAAATTCATCGCACAAAAATCACACAGTCCGCCAGCAGACTCTAAGCGTCAGTTCTACCGACCCAATCGGTAGAGTTGACGCTTTTTTTATTCTCACCGGAGGTTGTCACATGAATTTCCCTTTGTTCTCATCGCGTCAAATTTCGCTCATCGCCGCGACGCTCATTCTCGCACTCGGTCTCGGCGTGCTCACACCATCGCTGACGTATGCCGCGCCGCCGGCGCAAACCGCACCGGTCGAAAATTCAATTTTCCCTGCACTCTTGCAAGTGGCGCTTATCGTGCTCGTGACCGAAGGCATCAAGTCCCTCTCGCGTGCGCTCGGCGGCACGAACGCGGACGGAACGCCGAAGATTGACCTGTCGGGCAAGGCAGCCGCACTCGCCTACATCGCCGTCGGCGTGTTGGTGTATATCGTTCAAATTTGGATTCTGCCGAATCTACCGGCGGACATCGCCGCGCAACTGACCGATTTCCTCAGTGCGCTCGCGGTCATTGTCGGTGGGTCGGGACTGTTCTCGATGACGAGTGCGCTGCGCGTGACGAAGTGACAAATGGGCAAGGGCAGCAGTAGCAGAAAGACCAAATCCACTCGGCACAAGAGCGCGGCGCGCGCCTATGAGACGCGCGTGGTGCCGATTGATTCTGTCCGTCCTCACCCGCGCAATGAGAAATATCATTCGCATCCTGATTCGCAAATTGCGACGTTGGCGGAATCCGTCGAAACGTTTGACCAATATCGTCCTGTCGTCGTGTGGCGCAATCTGATTGTCGCGGGGCAGGGCGTTTGGCACGGCATGAAACGGGCGGGCGAGACGGAAATTGAAATCAAGGACGTATCCCGTTTGCCCGAACGGACCGCGTTGTCGCTCATGTTGACGGACAATTCTCTTGCACAATATTCCGTCACGAACGAGGAGGAATTTGCCGCGCTGGTCAAAGAATTGGCAAAAGACGATGAAGTGTTAGCGCGGCTCGCGGTGGGCGAACAAGCGGCGTTGGAACGGCTGCTGAAAACGCGCGAGAAAATGCCACATCTGCTAGCGCACGGCTTCCGCCTTTGGTCAAAATGCAAACACCCAATCCGTGCGCTTGCAAAATTTCGATGGTGGGTCGTGTCAAGCTGGTGTCAAATGGATTGTAAGCGTCTGTCGTAAATGAGAGCATGACCTGTTCGGTAATGCCTGCGGCTTGATATTTTATAGCGTCCTTTTTGAGGTTCGTTAAAAAATCTTTGCGCGGGATTGCGCCGGCGTCGAATTCTGCGCGTGGCATCTTTAACACAATTGGCACGTAGCAATACGCGCATTTGTGCCCGCAGCCGCGATAGGGATTCGTCGCGAGCGGTGCATATTCGCCCGCCTGTCCTTGCGGAGCATAGATGATGGAGCAGCCTTTTACGCTTACGCCGTCAGGATTTAGTTCGACGTTCATATCTGCCTCCTAAAAGAATTTGGCTCGGCGGACACTTGAGGCGTCACGCCGAGCCAATGAGATGACTGATATTTGAGACTTTTTGTCTCATACGTGAATTTTACAGTAGGAAAGATATTTTTGTCAACATGAAAGTTTGTTCTAATGCCAAGCGACAAACGGCGTAACGTGGTTTGTGTCAAGGCTTTGTAGGAATGAGACGCACGAAAAGCACGAAACCTACCGCGAACAAACACCAAACGCCGCAGCAGCGCGAAGCGCACTTGGCGAACGTCGCGCGTCTCTATCTGACCGGTCATTTACAAGTCGAAATTGCTACACAGACGGGCGTCTCGCAGCAGCAGATTTCATACGACCTGAAGGTCTTGCAAAAGCGGTGGCGCGAATCGTCGGGCGTTGATTTCAACGAAGCCAAGCAGCGTGAACTCGCACGCATAGACAATCTCGAATTGGAGTATTGGCAGGCGTGGCGCGCGTCAAAAGGCGAAAAGAAAAAACAGTCGGCGGAGAGAAGCGGCGAGCACACCAAAACGCGATTCGAGTCCGAAGTCCGCGAAGGCGACCCGCGCTACTTGCAAGGTGTCCAGTGGTGCATCGAGCAGCGATGCAAGATTTTAGAAATCGGCATCAAGACGAAGACCGAAATCAGCGGCGAATTGGGAATCAAGGCGTATGTTGGCATCAGCCCAGACGACTGGGACAAATCCGAAACATCCTAAATTGCTCTTGCCCTATCAGCCGCTTGATTGGCAGCGTACGCCGTTTCTTGACAAGTCGCCGGTGCTGCTCTTGACGGGCAGTGCGGGCGGCGGCAAATCGAAACTCGCGGCGGAGAAACTGCACGCGTATTGTTTGAAGTATCCGAACGCGACCGCGATGATGCTGCGAAAAACACGCGAGAGCATGACCAACAGCACGGTCTTGTTCGTGGAGCGCAGTATCATCGGAAACGACAAACGCGTGACGCATCGTGCGCAGCAGCATCGTTTTGAGTATGCGAACGGTTCAATTCTGGCGTATGGCGGGATGAAAGATGACGACCAGCGCGAGCAGGTGCGCGGCGTCGGGCAGTCCGGCGGGCTCGACATTTGTTGGCTCGAGGAGGCGACGCAGTTCACAGAGGACGATTACAACGAAATCACGGCGCGTATGCGCGGCAATGCGGCATCGTGGCGCCAACTGATTTTGACGACGAATCCGGCGAATCCGTCGCATTGGATTTACAAACGCCTCATTCAAGGCGGCGAGGCAAAAATCTTTTACAGCCATGCTGCTGACAATCCGCACAATCCGAGCGATTATTTGGCGTCGCTCGACCGCTTGACTGGCGTGCTGCGAGACCGTTTGCGCGATGGGAAATGGGTGCAAGCGGAAGGCGCGGTGTATCCGCTCTATGACCCGCAGATTCATTTGCTTGACCCGTTCGAGATACCAGCGCGTTGGCGGCGCATTCGTTCAATTGATTTCGGTTATACCAACCCGTTCGTTTGCCAGTGGTGGGCGTTGGACGACGACGACCGCATGTATCTCTACCGCGAGATTTACATGACGCAGCGCACGGTGGCGGAACATGCGCCGCTGATTCTGAAACTCAGCGCGAACGAGCGCATCGAACAAACGATTTGCGACCATGATGCGGAAGACCGCGCGACGCTGGTGCAGTGCGGCATTCCGAACGTCGCGGCGATGAAAGATGTGACGCGTGGGATTCAGACCGTGACGGAACGATTGAAAATCGCCGGCGATGGCAAACCGCGCATTTTCTTTCTGCGCGGCGCATTGGTGGAAACGGACACGCAACTTGTCGCGGCGCACAAGCCGACCTCGACCATCGAAGAACTGGACGGCTATGTGTGGCAGCCGGTGCGCGAAAACAAAGAGGCGAAAGAAGAACCACTGAAATTGAACGACCACGGATGTGACGCCATGCGCTATGCGGTGATGGGCATGGACGGAATGAACAAGGTGCGTGTCTTGTTTGAGGCGTGATGCAGTATTCGATTAAGAACGTAACGCTGTCGCCGCCGTGGCTGTTGGACGCGACCAATGACGGAACGTTTGGTTCGTATCCGCAGCGCTCGCGCATTCTCAGCGTGCAGGACGCGTATGTGCGTGTGCCGCTTTTTTATCGCGGTCTGCGGTATCGCTGCAACGCGTTGTTGAACTTGCCGCGGCACATTTATAAACTCAAAAACAAAGACACGGACAATCGCGAAGAAGTCGCGTGGATGTTTCCGGTTGACCTCGACTGGCTCTTGTGGCGTGTGCAAGCCTCCATCTTGCTCGCGGGTGGCGCACCGATTCTAAAGTTGCGAAACGATGCGCGGCGGGCGACGGGCGGTGCGCCACAAGATTTGCAGTGGCTGAATCCGTTCACGGTCTCGGTGCGGTGGGACCCAGCATCGAAGAAACGCATCTATACGCAGTCTGGGCAGACGTTGGTTGGCGGGGAGACGCGTATCTGGACGGACGACGACATGATTTTTGTGCGCGAATATGCGCCGCTCGACGATGTCGGTTACGGCGTTGCCGCGGCGACGACGGCGTTCCAGTCCGCGCGGGTGGCGTTTTCCATTCCGCAGATGGCAGCGCAGTTTTTCGAGAACGGCGCGATGCCGGTCTCGATTTTGTCCGTCGCCTCGCCATTAGACAAAGACGAACAAGAGCGGCTGCAAGGTTTTTTTCAGCGCGTGATGGGTGGCGTGCGAAATGCGTTTCGGGTGTTGGCGATTTCGGGCGATGTGAAATTTACGACGACGCAGAATCGCATGAAAGACCTCGCGGCGGCGGAACTGAAGGACGACGCGCGTAAAGACATTGCGCGGGCGCTGGAGATTCCGGTGACTTTGCTCGATTCGGACGAAACGATGGCGACGGCGGAAATTCACATGCGTTCGTTTTATCTCGACACGGTGATTCCGGCGGCAAAGATGATTGCATCGGCGCTGAATCGGGACTGTCTGAACGCGATGGGCTATACGCTCGAATTTGCGCCGCAGGAAATGCCGATTTTTCAAGAGGACGAACAGATGCGCGCGAACGCCTACAAACAATATGTGGACGCGGGCATGGACTCGTTCGTCGCGGCGGCGGTGCTCGGAATTGATATTCCACAAAACATGCAAGAACTCTGGCGCGACTCTATCAATTTTTCGCGGTGGGGAAACGTCATCGAGGCGGCGCGGCAGAATCTGGTCTTTCGTGACGAGGCGCGGCGCCTGATGGGACTGGAACCGATTGATACGAATCCGGTCTTTGTCGGCGTGAACGTGCGCGTGAATACGAATACTCCCGACAATCCGGTCACTGGCGCGCAAATCGGAAGTGAGTCTCTTGCGCGCACGGCAGAAGAAGCCGTCGCGCGGCAGCCCGAAAGACCGCCAGAGCCGTCAGATTCTTCCGCTGTGGTGATCGGCGATGCGGATGAGCAGCAGTTGCGGGAGGCGGCACGGCAGCAAAAGAACATTGAATACGCGCAGTTTCGGAAATGGCAAAAACATCGGCGCAAGTGGGAGAAACGGCACGGTGCTAATGGTGGGTCGGTTGAATTTGATTTCAAACACTTGGACGAATATGAGCAGCGTGCGGCGCATTATGAATTAGGACTTGCCATCAAAGATGTGCCCGATGACCAGAAACGCCGTGACCTCGCGTTGGTCTTGATTGCGCTCTTGCGCGCGTATGCCGTCACGCGGGACACGGACGCGCTGCACGCCGGGATTCGCAATGCTCTTTATGACGCGTACGCGCAGACGGGCGCGACGGACGCGGAGATTTCCGCGATGATGGATGAGCAAGAGACGTATCTGAACGCATTTCTGCTCGCGGTGGCAGCAGGCGAATTGTCGGCGCGGCAAATCGAGCAGCGGGCGCAAATGTATGCGGCGAGCGTCACCGCGTTGGCGTCGCGGAGTGCGGTGAATCGTGCGGCAGAGACCGACGACCCCGCGTTAACGTGGCGGATGAACCCGAACGCGGAGCACTGCGCAGACTGTCTTGCTCTGAACGGTCAAACGCGCAAGGCAAGTGAGTGGAAGGCGGCAAACCTGTATCCGGGTTCGTTACAAACGCAGTGCGGACAGAATTGTCGGTGTTCGTTGGAGTGACATGAGCGCCGAAGACCGAATTTTTTGGATGACGATACGGCAGGCGTTGCTCTTGATACTGGATGCGGTAGAGCGGCGTCTGGAGATTTCGCCGCGCACATCGGAACTGCGAAAAGCGCGTCACGCATTGAGCGTGGCAGCGGAACACGATACCGTCGCGGCATAGATTAAAACACTGAAATCTTTATCTAGAAAATGAATTAGAACAAGAAAAACGTTAACTAAATAGAACTGCAAAATGATTGCAAAAGAAATGCCTCACTTGATGGTTCAATTGAATTTTGTGACCGAAATGTCCAGCGTGTGGGTGCGGTTTGCCCGACAAGGACGGTCAAATGTCGTACTGTCAACTTACTGTTGACGTAATTCAATCTATTTGCCGGAATTGGGCGCAAACTTTGTTGCATTCTTTTTGCAGTCTTATTTAGTCTCGGAATTCTTTTTACAATCGCATAAGGGCAGTCTCGAACGAGAACGCCGCAATTTTTTCGGCAGTCACACCGTGAACGCCGCGAGAATTGCGGCGTTTTTTATTTCCGTCATGAGCGGAGGACGTATGGACGAAATCAAAGTGGGGGCGCGGCACAACGCGCAAGATATGCAGTTGATTCAACAAATCCACGACAACGCGGAGGCACTCGGCGCGGTCAATCGAGAAGAGGCAGAGGAAGAACAAGCCGAGACCATGGCGCCGATGTGGAATCAAGAAGAAGAGAATCCACAGCCCCGCGCGGTCACGATGAATATGACGATGGCGCGGGCGCAGTCCTACACCGTGCCGACAGACACGCTCGCCGGCAAGGCGATTTCTCGTCGTGAGGATGTGAATCCAAAGGAAGGTGAGCGCGAATACGGCGACGAACGATTTGCCGATTCCACAAACAACAAATATCCGCTCACAGAGAACGGCGCACTCAGCGAAGAACGAATTCGCGCGGCATGGAATTACATTCACCAAGAGCGCAACCGGAGCAAATATTCCGCGAGCGAAGTAGCGGAGATTGAAAAACGCATCATCGCCGCGTGGAAGGAAAAGATTGACAAGAGTGGCCCGCCTGCTGCCGAATCGAAAACGGAAACTGCTGATGGGACGCTCATCAACTTTGGCGGTGCGGTTAAAGCACTCTCGGACAATGAAATCGAAGGGTATCTGGTTCGTTTTGGCAGCGAGACCGAACCGGACATTTCCGCGTTCCGCGATTGGTTTCATCCGCAGACCTATTTTGGCAAACGAATGGGGGCAGGCACGGATGTGACATTCAATCACGGTATTCCGCTGCGCCCCGACTTGGACTGGGCGAGTGACCGACCGATTGGCGAAATCAAATCGGTCACGGCGGACCAATACGGACTTTTGGCGCGCGCCATCATCGAAGCGGACGAAGAATACCGCAAGGTGATTATGCAGATGGTGCGCGAAGGTAGATTGAAATGGTCGAGCGGTGCGGCGTCGCATCTCGTGAAACGAACCGCGCTGCCGAACGGCACGCACCGCATTGACCAATGGATTATTGCAGAAGGCGCGCTCACGCCGACGCCGGCGGAGCCGCGTTTGCCCGCGATTGTCGGGCTCAAAACATTTTTGGATTGGACAACTCGCCCGATGCAGGAAGGTTCGGTGGGTGCCGAAACCTCCGCCGCGAACACGGAAACGCACACGGCAAGTTCCGAAATCAAAACAGGAATCACAGCGGAGGAAACAGACATGACTCAAGAACAATATGAGGCTCTGCTCGCGGCAGTGAACAAGCAGAGCGAAGAACTCGCGGCGGTCAAAGCCGCGTGGAACGCACCGCCGGGCAATGCCGGGGCGCCGGCGGTCTCGGCAGTCGCGCAAAATGCCGCGCCCGCGTTCAACAAAATCCCGCGCGGCGATGACGCGTTCAAGGCGTTTGATTGGTATCTCAAGTCCGGCGATGCCAGCGGCATTCGCACTGGCGAGGCGTATGAGGAAATGCAGCGAATGCGTCACGCCGACGCACTCAAGACCACCTACTCACTCTTGGAAGGCACGCAGTATCAAGGGCAAGAGGCAGTGCCAACCGAAGTGTTGAACCGCATCGTCGAACGCCGTGACCCGCTCTCGGTGCTGCGCGCAGCAGGTGCGCAAGTGCAGCCCGCCGGCAGCAACTCTCTGGTCGTTCCAATTGAAAAGGCGTCGCCGGAAGTGTTCGTCATCACGGCGGAAGGCAATGCAATGGACCAGACGACCGTGCAGCCGTTAGACAAACTCACCGCGACGGTCTATATGTTCACGCGCACCGTTCCGATTTCGATTCAACTGCTCGAAGACTCGCTTGCGCCCATTGAACCGTGGTGGTCGCGTCGGCTCGCGCGTGCGTGGGCGCTCACCGAGAACAAGTATTTTTGCACCGGCACCGGTTCTGGGCAGCCGCAGGGTCTCATCACGGGCGGCACGAGCGCCTTTACCAGCGCCTCTGGTCTTGCCTTGTCGGCGGCGGAAGTCGTGAAATTGTATTACAGTCTCGCGGCGGAATACCGCGACAACATCGCGTGGGGCATGAGCGGCGCGACGGAAGCGACGATTCGTCAACTCAACGGCACGGCGTTCTTCCCGTTTCAAGGGAACGGCGGCTACAACGGCGGCGTCGGCGTTGGCGGTCTCGCGCAAGGCACTGGTTGGTTGGTGGACGCGCGTTCGCGCGTGTTCAATGTGGCGGACTTTGCATCTATCGGCGTCAACAACAAACCAGTCACCGTGTTCAACGCGGAGGCGGGTTACATGATTGTCGAGCGCAAAGGGCTGACCGTGTTCCGCGACCCGTATACGCTCGCGGCGAACGGCGAAGTGAACATTATCGCGTATTTCCGCGAAACTGGCGGCGTGGTCAATCCGTTAGCGGTTCAGTACGTGACGATGGCATCGGCGTAAGTTTGCACGAGAGGGATTTCGGTTTCCTCCTTTCCCGAAATTCCTCTCCCGCGCGGCGGGACGGTGTCCTCCCTCTTGCTGTTCCGCCGCGCGGCACTCGACGATGAATCCGTTTTTTTCAATTGTCACACGCACGATTCCCGAACGTGCGGCATTGTTAGAACGCTGCCGCGCATCGGTCTCGGAACAAACGTGCAAAGAGGTGGAACATCTCATCATCGTGGACAGGACACGGCGCGGCGTCGCGTACGCGCAAACGTTCATGCACCATGTCGAGCCGCGCGGGCAATATGTATTCGTTTTGGACGATGATGATTATTTGTCCGCGTATGACGCGCTGGAACGTTTGCGTGAGCAACTGCGCAAAACGCTGCCGCAGGTCGCGGTGGTGAAGGTTGCCCATGCGCTATTTGGCGAAATGCCGCGCAGCGCGTGGGGCGAAATGCCGCGCGAGGGGGAAATTACGGTCTCAAACGTGGTCGTCACACGCAAGGTGTTCTATGCCACGCGCGGCGCGTTCGCAGAAAAATATGCGGGCGATTATTCATGGATTCAAACCTTGTTCGAGGCATACAAACCACAGTGGTTCGACCTCGAACTCGTGACGGTGGACGCCATGCGAAATGGCGCTGCCGCGTAAATTCAATCCGACGAGGAACAAAAATGCCAAAAACAGTCAAAGTGATGGGAACGGAAGCGTGCGGCGGGACGTGGGGCAATCTGCATCAAGGGCAGGTTGCCGAATTGGACGCCTCTGTCGCCGAATCTCTGGTCAATGCGGGGTGGGCGGTTCACGTGGACGACAAAAACAAACCCGTGCTCGACCGGCGGGCGCGTCAGGCGATGGCAGGGAAGGTCGTCTTGATTGAGCCGCCAGCGGAGGGCTAGTGCGCCGCGCCTTGTGGTTCACGCCGATTCGTGACCACGGTCCGCGCTCGGAGACCATGACGGCGATTCTGGCGCAGGACTATGACGCGTCCGAATTCGCGGTGGACATGGTGCTCACACGCAACAATCCACACGCGTACGCGGAGATATACCGCAACGTGCAAGACGCGTACAACCACATGGCGGACATAGCGCGGCATGGCAAATACGACGTGATTTGGATTGTCGAAGAGGACATTGTGCCACCGCCCGAAACGTTTGCGAGTTTGGTGGACATGCTCGACGCTGGCGCAGATTTGGCATCTGCCATTTACGAACTGCGTCACGGCGCACGCAAACCGAACCTGTTTCGCTATGACAATCCACAGGAACTCGGTCAGGGATTGGAGTGGAAGGACTTGGATGGATTGAGCGGAAATGTGCTGCGTGTATCCGGCGCGTGCATGGGTTGTATCGCCATGAAACCGGTGGCGCTCGAATTTGATTTTGTGCTCGCCGAACCGCGTGCGCCCGATATGGCATGGATGAAACGAAACTTGCGGCGCGGGTTGATTACGCTCGCGCGATTGGATTTGCGCTGTGCGCACATTGACATAGACGGCACCGTTCTCACGGGAGGCAGTGCATGAGTTACGTTACGGTCACAGAACTGCGCGATTTCATGGACCCGCAGGGGGCGCCTGACTCGTCACGCGATGCGTTGCTCGCGGTGTTACTGGAAACCGCTTCGCAGCAGATTGACCGCATTTGCCGGCGCACGTTTACAACCGGCACGGCGGGCGAAGTGCGCTACTACACTGCGACGGACCGGGGACGCGTCGAGATTGACGATGCCATCGCGATTACGGAAATCGCGACGGATGACAACATGGACCGCACTTACTCTACCGTATGGTCGAATACAGATTACGAACTCGCGCCGCGCAATGCCCTCGCGCGTAATCGTCCCTACACATGGATTCAGATTACGCCGAACGGGAATTCCATGTTTCCGTTCTGGCGCGATTCGGTGCGAGTCAAAGGCACGTTTGGCTGGAGTACCGTTCCGGCAGAAGTGACGACAGCGTGCAAAATCTTGGCGTATCGTTTGTTTCGGCGGCAGGACACACCGAACGGGATTTTGGACAATCCCGCGACCTTGCAAATGCGGGCACTCCCGGAGAATGACCCGGATGTGGTCAATCTCTTGAGCGCCTACATCAAATACAACTAATGTCTGCCAACAGCACTAACCGCGCCGACGTGCGCGCGGAAATCCTGACGAATCTCACGACCTATTTGAGTCGCGCGAATCTCTCCGCGTCGGATATTGGTTACGACGCGGGCGCGTTTCAGAATCGGAACGTCGTCGTGCTGCTGCGGGATGCGGGCAGTGAGAGGACGAATCGGTTTCTCGGCGCAGTGCCGGCGGATGTATGGTTTTATTACGCGGTAGAGGTCTATGTCGCGTTGGCGGAGCCGGCACCGCTTGTATGGACGAATGAACGCGTAGAGAACCAATTAGCCGAAATCGAAAAATACATTTCCGATTTTTTGACCGACGCGATGCGCGGCACACATTACGACAAAATCGAACACGCCGCGCGCACGACGATTCGGAGCGCGGTCATTCAATCGCGGCGGTTTCGGGTGGAATCTATTCCGATTCGGGCGCGGAGGATACAAGGATGAAGGACTTTACAATTGCCGCGCGTTATCTCGCGCACGGTGCATTTGTGCACGGCGTGCCGGCGCGGCATCTAACGTGGGAAGAATGGGATGCGCTCACCGCCGCACAGCGAGAGGAAGTTATTGCCTCGCAGTTGTATGAATTGAGCGCACAAGCACGCGTGGAGGAAAATCTGTCGGAACAAACGCCGGTCACGAATGCGGAGGAAGAATCATGAGCGACAAAAATCTACTCAAAATACAGGCGGGCAAACAAACTGCCTTTGACACTGCCGTCACAGACACGGTCAAACGCGCCATCATCGAAGACGCCAAATTCACGCCAACAATGGACGTGACGCGCATCAAAGAAATGCGCGGCTCGATGGCGCCCGCGTATATCGCGTATCTGAACAAAATCGGCGCTACTTACATGCTGAAGGGCACGGCATCGTATGAAGATGCGCCGTATGAGTTGGACGCCATGTTCGGCATTGCCACGCCGTTGGGCACG